GCATATCAATGTTGATGATTTTGACGACAGAGAGAGTTTCTTGATGACATTAAAAAATATCCTTTTATTTAGAAAGCGTTTTTATTATATACCTTGTAGTGCTAACCTACATTATTTTGACCCAGAAGATTTCAAGTCAACGGGTGAATTAGTAGAGTGGCTTTCTAATCTAAATGATTGTGATATTTTTTTTGACGAAGGACAGGATATGTTTGATTCATATGAGGGAACACGTTTTAGCAAGGCTAAACGTCGCCTCATATTACATACAAGACATTATCACAGAACATTGAATATTATCTCGCAAAGGCCAACTGCGATTCAGGTATCCGCACGCGGAAATGTGAATCGCTTTTACAAATTTGTAAAATTGGCAACTTGGCCGTGGGTACGCTTTGCACGATATGAATTTCAAGAAATGACAGGAGAAACAGTTGACGAAAACAAAGAGCCTATAAGCATCAAGAAATATTGGGGAAACAAAACAGTCTTTAACGCATACAATACAGATTATCTAGCAGAGGGAATCCCTAAAAGTCAAAAGGTTTACTTTGAGGCTTTTGACCTGACCTTTTCAGAGCGTATAGTCGCCTTATTGCGACAATTACGAATTCTGAAAACGCCTCAAAAACCCGAACCTTGGTACAAATTAGTACCAGATAAAAGATGTTTACCAATAAACACTTTAGACTTTTGGGATTTAGGAAGAAAAAGACAACAAGATACGTTTAAACTCGTTATGAGGAAGTGGGGAGAGGGACATATATCAAAATTGAAACCTATGTTATAAAAAGTTATCCACAGGTTATCCACAGGTTATCCACACCCCCCCCTGTCAACAGAGCCACCGTTTACCAAAATGTGGTGTCAAGGGGTCTTTGACAATTTTGATTTTCCCCCCTAAAATAAGGACGCATTGTCTGAGTCCTTCAAGAGGACGTAAGCACAAGCGCCCTATATTTTAGGGTAAGGGGTTAAAAAAAAAGATACACGCGAAAATGGCACTAAAAATTCAAAAAAAAAGAGGAGATTTGTGTCCAGTTTGCAAAATGGAGATAAAAAATAAAAATTTTTGGGTCAGGTATCACATTAGATACTCGCCTCCCCTCGAAATTTTGGCTTGTAAATTTTGCAATTATACTGAATACTGTATGAGAACAGGGAGAGGTAAATTTAGAGCGATGACACCGACAAGAATTTACGCAATAAAAAATTTACATTATAAATTTGGTATACAAATATGATAAAATTACCATACCACCCATTATTACCGTACTTTGCGATGAATAAAAGGACAAGCAGAAGAGCGAATCATCGTAAAAGACAAATGAAGTTATTTTCAAGACCTAAAAGACAACAAACACCGCCATATAAGTCAGGATTTTAATGCAAAATTTTCTAATAAAAGTCGGAATAATAGGACTTTTTTTATCTCCATTTACTGCATATGGTGCTATAGCCTACGATAGTAGTGCAGGAGGTTCACAAGTTGGAAGTAGTCCAACAAGTGTAACCGTAACAATTACCACAGTTGATATGACTGATGGTATTGTTTTTGCGTATGCAGTTGGGTGTGGAACAAACTGGAACACATGGACTGCAACAGCCACATACGACGGGGACGCTATGACAGAAACAGGGGACATTTTTGCAGACCCAACTACTTCGTATTGTGGAGTTCGTACTTTCTATATTTTAAGTCCTGCAACAGGTTCTAAAATAATAGAAGTTACTCAGGGTGCTACAAAAGCACAATTTTTAGTGGCAACAGCAGTCGGATACAACGGAGTGTTACAAAGTGACCCAATAGATGTACAAGATGATATTTATGACCAAACAGGGTTACTGGAATTAGTACAAACAACAACAAACACTGATGAATGGGGAGTAGTATTTATACAATCACAAGCAGATATAAATACATTAGTAAACGTAACTGAAAGAATAAAAAACGGGACAATATACGGATTTATAGGGGATACAGATGAAGCACAGACTGGAACAATAACACAATCGGTAATAGGGTCAGACCATCAAACAATGCGTCAAATACTACTTAATCCTGCGGAAAGTAGTGGAGGAGGCACTGCAACTGCTACAGCCACAAGTACAGAAGCATTATTGGGAAGTATTGCGTTTGGGCAGGCTATACTAATAACATTAGTATTGTTGGGGTTTGTAGGGTACATATTTAATCACATAACTTCTAAAAAACCATGGCAGTAGTATTATTCTATTATTTTCTATTCTTTACAGGCTCAATTGCTATAACACTTATAGCAGTGAAATTCTTTAGCCTTGCTATAATGGCAATTAGCCTTTTAATCCATAAAATAACAGAATGAATATACCTGAATTTGCAACATCATCAATACCCTTGCTTAATACTGATATACTTATGATGTATATATTCGCAGGTATTATTGCATTAGGTATATTTATAATTTTTTATATGACAAGTTTTTTAAAGAACATGTGGTGATTCCTCGCAGGGTCAAATAATAGGGTCTAATCACCTTATTAGTACCCTGCGAGGGTTTATCAGTGTCCGTTAGGGTATAGATAAACCGATTAAAGGACGCGTATTAGTCCGTTACGAAAATATGGAAAGAACTAATAAAACAAAATTATGCCGTCATTAGACGCAACAACAACAGCGGTATTTAGTTCAGTTGGACTTAGTGCTACGGGGATATATAGCATTTTCGTCACACTAACTAATACCGCGGTGGCATTCGGATTGTGGCTCGTGCAGGTTGCATGGCCATTCCTATTGGTTATCGCATTTATATATTTGATGTGGCGCTTGGCACACAAATTTACTGGATTCGGGCGGTAAGCAACAGAAAAACCCCACAAAGGGGGTTCATCTGGCCTACAAAGGCATTAGAATTATATCACAATGAAAAAAAATTTATCAAGGTCAATCCATTTACTATATATAGTTTTTTTCATTGTGTTGGGGATTACTTTTAACGGAAAAAATGTTAGTGCTTATGCAACAACAACACTATATTTAGCACCTCCACCAGTAGCAAGTGGTGTATACGGCTTCGGTGCGCAAGCATTTAGCCCTTTATATACGGGTGTAATAGGTACTGCATATGCATATGTTGCAAAATACTCACCAGATAATACAAATTTTAGATTGGCATTATATTTAGAAACAGGAGGAAGTACAGAGAGAGATTGCCATACTCCGTATGTAAACACTGTTACGTTTACAGAAGCACCATACTATAATGGTAGTAGTACAGACATATACCAATTAAGACCGGTAGGGTTTAGTAGTTGGTCAGGAACACAATGCGAATTGATTGCAGGATTAAGTTATTCGCTAAGACAACAATACGCAGGAGGGTCAGCACCATTCATCACAGCACAAAACGGACTAGGAAACCAAGTATTGTTAATTTCCACAGGTATACCTAGTTATGCAAGTAGCACAACTGATTATTTAAGTTTGCACACAGACGTATCTTTTGCGTCAATTCTTGCCTCAGATTTTGCAAGTAATGATTTTGAATCTTGCGCAATACTTACTTTTAACGCTCTAGGGTGTGGAAAAGCATTTCTGGCTTTTGCTTTTGTGCCTAGTGATGACGCATGGGATTACAATACTGCACTACTAAGAGAAAATGTTTTGACGCATTTTCCTATAGGGTATATTACGGATTTTGTAGAAATAATTAGTACAACAACAGAGGGAACATTAACTGCAATAAATGCTACACTACCAAGTACAGGATTAGGGGGATTAGGAGGTCAATCTATCACATTAGATATGTCCCATAAATTAGACGATGTACTAAATGCAACAACAACTGTTTTCAATAACGTATCAGCAAGTAGTACAGAGACTTTTTACGAAATTACAGTAAGGTATTGGAGGTATATAATATGGTTATCAGCATTGTTTTATGTAGTATCAAGAATATTAGGTAGTCATCTAATTCCTAACATACACAAAAAAAGACATGATAATTGATTTAATAATATATACAATCGTTGCTTTGGTGTCCGCAATATTTACTATATTGCCAGTTGTAACAATTGCAGATTTTCCTTTAATAGGAAGTAATGTATCTTCTACATTAACAACAGCGGCATTAACTTGGAACGCTTTTATTGCAACATTTCCATATGCAGAAGAAGCATGGAATATTTTTATCTATGTAATAATACCTTTTGAATTGTTAATGTTGACAGGAAAATTCTTTTTTGGACATAGATTACCTGCACATAATACTAATTAAATTTATGAGTTTACCTGCATTTTTTATTATTTGGTTTATTAGTTGTGTTGTCGCCTATTTAATATGGAAAGAGAAGATGTCAAAAAATACGGATTAGGACGTAATGTTGTAACAAGTGACCTGCTTGATGTTTTTTCAGCAGGTGAGGGTAGTATCAACATGTACTATGGGTTAATTGGAAACGGTAAAAGTTATGGTGCTACAAGCGATATACTAGATTTATTGAAACAGGGTCGTGTAATTTATGCGAATTGGCATATCAATGTTGATGATTTTGACGACAGAGAGAGTTTCTTGATGACATTAAAAAATATCCTTTTATTTAGAAAGCGTTTTTATTATATACCTTGTAGTGCTAACCTACATTATTTTGAC